CAAAAATTTCGACTAATGCACCATATAGTAGTATTCTTTCATTTTCATCTCGTAACCAATTAGGTACTTCTGTACCTATATAGTTAGCTGTATTAGTACCTGCACCATCTGCAGCGGCTGTTGCTTCTGTAGATGTTAAATACGCGTCAGTTGTGTTACCATTTACAAAATATAAAGCTGTGGTACCACCTGATGTAGTTAGAAATCCAGCTTTATAGTTTAATACTGTAACTGCGTACTTAGCGTTTAATGCTGGTAATCGTCTGTAGTATAGCATTTCAATAGCATTACCTGCATTACTATTAGTATTCTCACCAAATGCGGGGCTTAGGTACAAAACATTACGTTCTCTTGTAAAGTAGTTATTAGCAGTATACTTTTCAGCGGATGGATCATTAAATGTTCTTACATCTAATTTCTCATTCCAAACTCTAGTAGGTAATCCTGCTGCGTCTATTTCTTTTATTTGTATAATCTCTATTAAATCAAATGGAATTTTTATCTCAGTTCGACTTAATCTTGTTGAAGTGCTTGTAGTTGACGCAGCCTCTAATAGAGTCTTTTCGTACTCTGCTACGTTTTCTAAAGGAGGTACTCTTAACTTCCTGTATGCTTTATCAGCTGCATACTTTAAAGAGTCTTGGATTATGCTATCACTAACAACTTCCTCATCCCTGTTGCACCAACTACGTGCTAGTGCAGTAAGTTCAGCATAAGTCATGATACCCTCCTTATGTGTTTATTATTAAGTGAGGATATTCTTGCTTTAAAATTACTTTTAATTTTTTCATTTTGTCAGTGTCTCGCATAAAGGTCTGATCATGTAAATCAATACCATAATCTTCTTTTATTTTAATAGCAACTATATCTGGTATAGTAGCCATCTTACGAAATCCTTTATATCTAGTTCTGCCAAAGTAAGCTTCTTTATCCCTATCTTCTTTTGCACCATCAACGTATTGTTGAATGTTTTGTGTTGCTTGCCACTGCCCACTATCTAAGTCAAATCCTGCTTTAATAGATTTCTTAGGATCAACAGTGGCACTCATAAAATCAAATTCATATTGTTTAGCCATAATTACTCCTAGGTTGCAGGTTCTGTAATGGCAATGAATCTACCAGTCTTACCAATATAACCTAGTAAATCTCCAGCTGTTGCTGCTGCTGGAGTATCAGCTAATCCAGGGTTTGGTTCAGCACCTGCTGATTCGGTAACAGTAACAAGTGATAGATGAGTTATTTTATATCCACCACCTGTTGCTGCACCGATTCTGTATACACACTTTTCTACTGGAAATATATTTCCGTTTGCTGCTTTTATAACGTACATTGTTCCCTCCGTTATTATTAATCTCGCCCTGTGATTACGTTTCCACCATCTTTATAGTACTTAGATATGTTTCCACCACCAGCTTTAAATTTTATCCTAGAGCCAGGGTTATGATCGAACCACTTTAATTTGCCTATCTTCTTGGTAGGATTAAACGTTTTTGAAGGATCCCATGTTTTACCCCATTTAATATTACTCTTCTTCTTCTTCTTGGTAGTATCACTCATAATATTCCCTCCGTTATTGTTGTTAGTCTCTACCTGTAATTATGTTTGCACCACCTTTGTAGTACTTAGATATTTTTCCGCCATGCGCTTTATGCTGTACACTTCCACCTCTATTAAAGTCATATTTTTTACTCCATCCGGTGTCAACAGTACCATCTTTCATAACATTATACTTTGTTACTCGTGGTGTTGGTTTTACTATTTTTGGCCCTATTCTTTCCTTATCAAGAAATTTTATAGTACCATCTTTGTTTACTTGGTATCTTCTACCACCCATTTTTATTTCTCCTGTTATATTAAAAAAATAGGGGAGGCGTTTAAACCTCCCCAAAGAAGTCTTATGAAAGACCGTAAATAGCTCCGCAACCCTTTGGATTACGCACTTCAAGAGTACACTCTTCAACCATCATTCCAACAGTTGAGTCACCCTTCTGCCCTACGTCAACCTCTTGTAGAGATCTTAGATAGGCAGTTGAGAACCACATTGGGTCATAGATGTAAGCTGCAAAGTCAGCCATGTCAGGTCGTCCACCACTTGTGAAGTAGTTAGATGCGTGACCATCACCTAATATCGCGGTGTGAACGTTAGATAGTCCCATGATGTAGTTAGGTACAACCATGATGTCGCCGAAGTCAGACATATACACGTCAACTGATTGTCGGAGTTTTCCGTCAGCATCCATGTTTCGTCTTACGCCAGTATCACTAACCATTAGGTCAGAGAAATCCCTACGTACTTTTGGAGAAACCATGATTTTAGTAGCTTTACCACCTTCCTCATAGATCTTCTGCATAACAGCATCAACATCTGTTAAAGCAAGAGAACCTCTTGTTGGAGCAGTAGAACCAGAAACGTTAACACTAGACCTAGGAATAGCTGTTCCGTTATTGTCAGTTCCTGCACCTGTAGTCGCAGCAGAAGGAGCTTCCCATTGACCTACATAGTTCACAGTAGCTGTACCGTTAATAAATGAAGAGTAACCACCAGCTGAACGTGAGTTAGCGTTCTGTGATCCAACAGCATTTGAAATATTATGAGCATGAACCATATCAAATTCAACGTCACGTCGTAGTTCAGTACCACGCTTCTTAAGTTGATATGCGTACTCATCAGCTACACCAGCCTGATCAACAGCTCGTCTAGTTCCTGACACAGCAATAGTTTTACCATTGATCTGTGTGTAGTT